CCAGGTGATGTCAAGAAGAAAGTAGAAGGCGCTCAAGCATCAGCTCGCGCCGCCAAGGGTGAATACAAGCTAGGTGATGTAACCAAGCGTGTAGAAGCTCAAAAGGTGAAGATGAAGGAAGAATTATCAAAGGATGTAGAAACCCTTCTTTCAACTGAATCAGAACTTTCAGAAGAATTCAAGACCAAGGCTGCTTCATTGTTTGAAGCTGTAGTAACAGCTCGTGTAGCTCATGAAATGGAAATCATGGAAGATGTTCTTGCTGAACAAGCTGCCGAAGTTGTTGCAGAAATGCACCAAGAATTGGTAAACAAGGTAGATGCCTACCTCAACTATGTTGTTGAACAATGGTTGGAACAAAATGCTGTAGCCGTGGAAAGCGGCCTACGTGCAGAAGTCACAGAAGATTTCATTGCTGGTCTCAAGGTGTTGTTCAAGGAAAACTACATTGAAGTACCAGAAGAAAAATATGATGTTCTTGGCGAAATGCAAAATCAAATTGAAGAATTGACCGCAGTGGCCAATGCTTCAATGGCAGAAGCTCTAGAACTCAAGAAGGCATTAACTGAATCAAAGCGCGATGCTGTGTTTGCCAAGGTCACCGCTGACCTAGCACAAACTGAAGCAGAAAAACTTCATGGTTTAGTTGAAGAAGTAGAATTTGATAACGCAGAACTTTTCGAACAAAAGTTAACTGTTATCAAGAACAACTACTTCCCAAAGAACGTTGTTGAAACTACAGCTCTTCCAGAAGAACAACCAATTGTTGAAGAAACATCTGGAACTGTAGCACAATATGCAGCTCGCATCGCTCGTACCAAGTTCTAAAAATTTCCACTTGTATAAATAATAGTAACGTTTAACAAAACAAACAGTAACAGGAGAACAAGAATGTTTCTTTCAGAAAATCTACAAAAGAAGTGGGCTCCAGTATTGGACCACGACAACCTCCCATCAATCAAGGACAACTACAAGCGCGCAGTAACAGCAGTTGTACTTGAAAACCAAGAAAAGGCATTGCGTGAAGAAAAGGCAGCTCTTTTCGAAGCAACACACGTTAACCAAACAGGTTCAGCAATTGACACCTACGATCCAATTCTTATCTCATTGGTTCGTCGTTCACTTCCAAACTTGATGGCTTATGACGTAGCCGGCGTTCAACCAATGACTGGTCCAACTGGCTTAATCTTCGCCATGAAGTCACACTACTCAACACAATCAGGCACAGAAGCTCTATTCAACGAAGCTGACACAGACTTCTCAGGCACTGGTTCACACGCTGGTTCAAACCCAGTATCAGGTTCATACACCACTGGTACAGGTGTTTCAACAGCAACAGCTGAAGGTTTCGGTGATTCAACCACCCTTCAACAAATGGCCTTCTCAATCGAAAAGACCACAGTAACTGCAAAGTCACGTGCTTTGAAGGCTGAATACACAGTTGAATTGGCACAAGACTTGAAGGCAATTCACGGTCTTGATGCAGAAGCTGAATTGGCCAACATTCTTTCACAAGAAATTCTTGCTGAAATCAACCGTGAAGTTATCCGTACCATCTACAAGGTTGCAAAGCCAGGTGCTGCTTCAACAGCAACAGCAGGCACATTCGACCTTGACGTAGACTCAAACGGTCGTTGGTCAGTAGAACGCTTCAAGGGCTTGATGTTCCAAATCGAACGTGATGCAAACGTAATCGCACAAGAAACACGTCGCGGTCGCGGTAACTTCATCGTTTGCTCATCAGACGTTGCAGCTGCTCTCGCAATGGCTGGTAAGTTGGATTACACCCCAGCTCTTTCAGGCAACGATGGCATCTCATCAGATGACACTGGTAACACATTCGCAGGTACATTGAATGGCCGTTACAAGGTATTCATCGACCCATACTCAGCCAACACATCAGCATCATCACAATTCGTGATGGTTGGTTACAAGGGTTCAAACGCATATGATGCAGGTTTGTTCTACTGCCCATACGTTCCTCTCCAAATGGTTCGCGCAATCGACCCATCAACATTCCAACCTAAGATTGGATTCAAGACACGTTACGGCATGATTGCAAATCCATTCGTAACACAATCAGACGGTACAACAGATGCAGATACATTCACTGCTGACCGTAACCACTACTATCGTTTGTTCGCAGTAACAAACCTTCTATAATAGTAGCAGGTAAAAATTGGGAAAGAGAGTCCGAAAGGGCTCTCTTTTTCCTTTTGTGTCATATAAATATTAGAAACTCTACAGGATTAACACATGGCAACTACTCAATGGGATTTACGACAACCAGATATGTTGGACTTTTTACGTCCTAATGGTTTCTATTTTCTTATTCAAAATCTCCCACAAGTAACATATTTCTGTCAATCCGCAAACATCCCAAGTGTCAATCTAGGATTTGCAATTCAACCTACACCATTTGTGAACATCCCAAAACCAGGTGAAAAGATTGATTTTGGTGAATTGAACATTAAGTTTCTTATTCAAGAAACCATGGCCAACTACATTGAATTATACAACTGGATTATTGCATTAGGATTCCCAGAAAGCCATAATCAATTTCAATCACGATTCGGTGGTGCTTCCACGATATCACCTGAAGGCAATGTTTCTGCCACTGGGTCACGTCCTGGATTACGTTCCACAGATGCCGCTGAATATAGTGATGCCACATTGTTGGCATTAGATAGTGATTACCAACCAGTTGTGGAATTCACGTTTAAGGATTGTTTCCCAGTAGGATTAACTGGTATTGAATTCGATGTATCCACAGGCGATACACAATATTTTGCTGCTCAGGCTGTGTTTAGATATCGGATGTTCACAGTAACATCTCTGGCTTGACAAAAATGGAATAGTAGTTTATAATTGAAGTATGTGAGGAGGTGTTATGAAACTACAAGAAATTCAAGCCATGTGGGCCGAAGATTGCAAAGTGGATCAAACCAATCTTGGTCGTGCGGCTGCAAGAGTACCAGAATTACATGCAAAATATTTGAATATGTTAACATCAGTTCGCCTACAATTTCGTAAGGCTGAAGCTGATTATCTTCGCTTGCGCAAGTTGAAGTTTAAATATTATCGTGGTGAATTAACCAAAGAGGAACTAGCTGAACTAGGCTGGGACCAGTATTTAAATAATCGTCCATTAAAGAATGAAATGGATGAAGTCATGACCACAGATGATGACATCATTCAAATCACAGATAAAGTGGAATACATCAAAACGGTTCTATATCAACTAGAGCAGATATTAAAAAGCATCAATAGCAGAACCTGGGATGTGAAGTCTGCCATTGAATGGTATAAATTCACAAACGGTGGCTTGTGAGTACAGTTACGATAAATAAAAAAGATGAAGTTTATCTCCGAGTAGATGCAGAACCTGATGTGTTGTTGGAGATGAATGACTTCTTCACGTTTGCTGTACCTGGCGCACAATTCACACCTCAGTATCGTGCAAAACTTTGGGATGGAAAAATTCGACTATTGAGTTTGTTCACCAAAGAATTGTATGTGGGATTATCTTCTTATGTCGAAGAATTTTGTAAAAGAAACGGCTATGCATTTGTTAACAACTGTCGGCCTGTCTCTGATGTCGGTGATGTTGCTTCGTTTATTTCTTCATTGAACTACCACTCGAATGGCAAGCCAGTAAACATTCGAGAATATCAAGCTGATGCTGTTCATGAAGCAATTAAAACGGGAAGAACACTTCTGTTATCTCCAACAGCAAGTGGTAAAAGCCTTATCATTTACACCTTGGTGCGTTGGCATCAACAACATAATCGTAGGCAGCTCATCATTGTCCCCACCACAAGTCTTGTGGAACAAATGTATGGAGATTTTGCCGACTACGCCACAGGATCCGATTGGAAGGCGTCCGAGAATTGCACTCGCATCTATTCAGGCAAAGAAAAAATCACAAACGTACCTGTGGTGATTTCCACATGGCAAAGCATCTACAAGATGCCAAAAAGTTTCTTTGAAAACTTTGATGTTGTGTATGGTGATGAATGCCACTTGTTCAAAGCCAAGTCGTTGTCTTCCATCTTACACAAGTGCACCAAGGCACCTTTCAAGATTGGAACAACAGGCACACTTGATGGTACCAAGACACATAGATTAGTGTTGGAAGGATTGTTTGGTGCCGTGTACAAGGTGACAAGCACCAAGAAGTTGATGGATGAAAATCAATTGGCAGACTTGAAAATTCGATGCGTGACATTAGATTACACAGATGAAGAAAAACAATTGTGTAAGAAGTTTAGTTACCAAGAAGAAATTGATTGGTTGGTGACACATCCAAAGCGTAACAAGTTCATTCGTAATCTAGTGTTGGATCAAAAGGGTAACACCTTGGTGTTGTTTCAGTATGTTGAGAAACACGGTGAACCTTTATATGAAATGTTCAATGAAAAAATAGAAGATGGGCGAGAATTATTTTTTGTTCATGGTGGTGTGGAAGCTAAAGACAGAGAACAAGTTCGAGCCATCACTGAACAATCCAAGAACGCCATCATTCTAGCTTCCTACGGTACGTTCTCTACAGGCATAAATATTAGAAACCTCCACAACATTGTATTTGCTTCACCTACGAAATCTCGTATCAGAAACTTACAAAGTATTGGTCGTGGATTGCGTTTAGGTGAACAAAAAACAAGTTGTAAGTTATAT